CTTCCCACGCCTCCATCAGAGCCGCGCGGCTCGCGGAATATGAGGCATCGAACTCCTTAATCAGCACGTCATAAGGAATCTCCAGCGCCGCGCCCACGAGCTTGCAGATAGTCTTAGTGAAGTTCTCAAAGCTCGGCGTCGGGACGTTCGGATTGCCGAACACTACTTTTTCACCCGGCTTGAGGACGATTATCGTCCCCGGTCCCATCTCGTACTCGCTGTCACTCTGCGAAGCATTTTGCGGATCCGCCTCGCCGGCTGGCGTGTCGCCGATGCCGACTTCGTTCATCGGGATTTCCGACGTGTCCTCTTCTGTCTCAATCCATGCGGAGAAAAACGACTGGACAAGCGCGGCCATAAGCTCGGCCTCGGTGTAACGCCGAAGCTGGAGTAGCGGCTCGATGACTTGCGCAAGATAAGAAACGCCGCGGTACTGCTCCGGCCTTTCCGCGTCCATGATGTGGAGAATTTGCGGCAGGCCGGTCTTCGCGCCGTAAGCCTCAACGCGCTTCCATTCAGCCGTCAAGTCGGCTGACGTTTCATTCGGGTAAACATTGCAGATATGGTAAGCGACAATGTTTCCCTGAGCGTCAACCTCCACACCGTCATAAATCTTGTTCCCGTTACTCTTGTTTTCCCCCTCGACAAAGTTCGTCGCGGGCTTCATGGTTGCGTCGCGCGGAGTGCTGACGCGATCTGCTTCGATTAAATGGATGCGGAGGGAATAGGGATTTGTCGGCGTCGGGTCATACCGTTTGAAAAGGGCGAAAACATCGCCGCTCATAAGCCATGATTTAAGGGCCAGCTGCTGCAGGCCCTCGAAATTGTTGACGCCGGTTGCGTCGCAGTGCTCCTTTTTCGAGGCCCACATTCTAAATTCGGCCTCGGTTCGCCTCTGCCATTCCTTTGCCTGCTCGGAGCTCAGGCCGAGGATTTCCCTGTCTATCGCCGATTTGAGCGTCAGCCCGACGCCGATGACTTTTGTCCTGTTTGTGTTGATTGCGGCGGTCGCAACAGGCGACGACATATAGAGAAGGCGCCCGCGTTGACGGAGCGTCAGGTTATTCCAATCTATATCCTCACGCGGTGAGCCGCTGTTTGGAACGAAGTTTTTAAGCGCCCGCCGCGTAAAGCTCGCGCCGGCCTCGGCATATCCTTTTCCTATAGGCGAAATCATCTTCCTCAATCTATCGCCTCCTTCTTTCCTAAAATAGGGGCCACCCCGCGGCGAAAGGAGCAAACTCCGCAGGGCGGCCTATTGGCAAAGCCCGCTCATCCGCGGGCTTATACCCGTTACCAATTCGACGGCAGTATGCCGAATGCCTTGCGTGGCTTTTTGCCTTTCAGCATGGCCTCCAGCTTGTCAACCTGCCGCTCGGCCTCTTTGATTTCTTCCAAAAGCGTATCAAGGTCAAGGCGTGTCAGCGTTCGGTCGTCGATGGTATAGCTTTTCACGCCGCCTTCAATGAGTTTGAGATAAGCTTCGCGCTTTTTCGCGAGCGCGGCGCGCCAGAAAGCAAGCCGCGCCTGCAATTCTTCGCGGGATGCCATTTTATCACCTACCATGAATCGAAATATTTGTCGGGATTCACTCGGATGACAGACTTTTTCGCCGGCGCCTGCGTTTTTGGCGCGCTTGAAGTCTGCATATTTTCGCCATGCCCTTTTTGCGTCTGTTTAAGGCGCCTGTCAATGGCGTCGAGGTCGGGAGATAACGCTTTGAACGCAGCCATCGCGTAGTTTCTGCAGTCAAGCGCTTCGTTTCTCTCATGACCGGGTATGATTTCCCACACCCACGGGTTTTTCCTTCCTTGTTTGTACACAAGCCTTTCTGAGAGCAGGCTTGCGAAATACTGCACGCTGTAGTCGTCGCGCTTCGGAAAATGGCAGTATTTCGAGCCCGGCGTCTGAACCCGCAGGTTGTCCATGATAATCTGTTTTCCGGCATCGACGCCGATGGTGTACTGCCAGCATGTACCGACATATCGGCGGTTTAGGATGATTTTTACCTTCTTCGGCGGCGAAATATACGGGACATCCGTCCCGCCCTGTCCCTTGATGGCAAACACATTCTTTGCCTGCCGTTTCCGGCATTGGAGGCGGACTTCCATCGTAAAATGGCCGCCTTCATCGACGAACGTCGTCGAGACTTTTAGCCCGACACCGTTCTCGAATTGGTAAACATGATCGATGACATGATCGAGTTTTTCCCAAACCTCGTCCGAATCGGGCCGGCCCATGATGATGCCTTTTTTGATGCCCCATGTCTCGCCGAAATGCCCATGCCCGACGACTTCATATTCAAGCCGGTCGTCCTGAGTATCCACGCCGCAGGTCAGCACGAGCACACCGTCTGGCAGCTCTGCCTTATATTCTTCGCGGCGCGCGAGCAGAGAATCCTCATTTTCAAGGTCGCCGCGGTCTTCCCACAGCTCGCCGAAGCAGGTATTATAAACAACCTGAAGTTTCCTTGTATTCCCCTGCGCGTTCAGGTACTTTAGAATAATCGATTCCCAACTCGCCCATTGTGAAACAAAAGCATTCAGCCAAAATGACCGAATGCCGCGCGCAATAGCGTCAGGATTATCAGCCTCCCATCGGGCCGGCTGCCTTTTCATCGTGATTTCGTCTGAGATGCAGGCGCATCCAGGGCAGATGTAATAAATGCTTGTTATTCTATATGTTTTTTTGCCGGCGATTAGCCTGACTTCATGCTCATACCGAATATCAGAGAATTTTATTTCGTGGTATTCGCCGCAATGCGGGCATTGCGACTTCCATCGCTCCATCGTGCCTTCAGCAAAAGAGGCCTCGATGGCGCTTGCGCCTTTGATGGTCGGCGTAGAAACCTCAACGGCCTTCGCGTTGTAGAATGTGGTCTGCCGGGCCATCGCAAGCTCCCACGGATCGCCTTCATTTCCGGCGGACAGCGCCCAGCGGTCGCGCTCGTCGCCGAACACATAACGTATCGGCTTTGACGCCAGCGCGTGCGCTTCGGTGGATCCGCAAAGCGTCAGGACGCCGCCGGGATATGTTTTTTGCAAGATCGTGTTCCCGCTGTCCCTGCTTTTCGGCTCAGCCACCTTTTTTTTCAGAGATGGACAGTCGCGGATCATCGGCGCGATGCGCAGCTTTGAATATTCTTTAGCATCGATGGTTGTCGGATGCACGAACAGAATGGAACCCGGGTCTTCGTCGATTATGTAGCCAATGCAGTTATTGAGAAATTCCGATTTGCCCACCTGAGAAGCAGCAACCATGACTATCCGCCGCACCTTTGGGTCAGTGAAGGCATTCATCGGCTCACGGAGATATGGCGTGCGTTCCGTGCGCCAGGGACCAGGTTCAGCGCTGGCTTCAGAGGAAAGCCTCCTCTTTTTTTCAGCCCACTCAGTTACCGTTAGGCATTCTGGCGGGCGGAAAGCGGCCAACGGCTTTGATATTGCCTTATTCAGACGCTTTGCATCATCTGTAGCCGTCATCTGCGTCATCCTGCAGAATGTCAGTTTCCCAGTCCCTGCGTTCCCGGACCCTCTCCTCATATTTGGCAGGATCATATTTGTAATTCGACAGTTCTTCCATTACCAGATATACCTCTTTCCGGATAATATCTGCAGCTTCCGCAGCCGATTCTGCCGATGACACATCCATCGCAAGCCTCCCGGGTAAAGCAAGCAGCGCGGACCGGATAGCGTAAATCAAATCCTCCGTCATAGCCGCGACGTCCTCAGAGCGGTGCATCTTCCCCTGAAGTTCCTTAGCTTCCAGATCGGCGATGAGGGCCTTCGCTTTTTTTAATTTCGCTTCCGCTTCGAGCTTCTCAAGAATGGCTTCTTCTGCAATTGTGTCCTTGCTTTTATACTCAATATAGGCTTGTACGCACTCAGCCAAGTTGTATTTGCCGCGTCCCACCGGCTTAAAGATGCCGTCCTGTGCCAGCTGCTGCACGCGGCGAGCCGTTGTGCCGATTATCAAAGCCAGGCACGTTGCATTGACTTCCGTTTTCTCGTCAATAATCGCGTTTCCGACGGTCTTTTTCTCTCCAGATCCCATACTTTTCACCCTAAACGAAGCGAAATTGCCGAAATTCACCTCGGTAACTGCGCGTTTTTTGGGGTCGGCGAGCCCGCCGGCATTGTTTCCCCCTCTTCCCAGTACCTTTTTGGTTGACATAATGAAAACGCGGGCGGGGAATCGCACCCCTGACGGTCGGCGGCCAGTAAATCGCATGCTCATATATCTTGCCAACACGCCGCGGCTAAGCCCGCTCCTGCGTTTGAGATGCGACTATGCAATGTCCTCGTCTATATGCTTGCCTCTGACTCTGAGGCGTTCTCTTCGATTTCTTCTTTGTCCTCCTTGAACGTCGTGCTTTTCCATTCAAAGCGATATATGCAAACAGGGAAGGGACAGTATGGAATAGACACTTCCCGCTGCCTGAAAACGCATACTCGGCATTTGTATGTCACGTCCACCCACCGCCTTCCGCGCATAACAAAAAGCGCCCGGGTTTTTCCGGACGCTTTCTCAGCTTGCATTATAACAGTATGTCAATATGACATTCAATGACGCGGCGAAAAAATATTTATCTTTTCAAGCGCTTCGCCATGCAGTCGCACCGTATGCCGCCAGCTTTTATTCAGCTCAACCGCAATCTCTTCCCACGTCTTGCCGTCTATGTACTTCCGTTTCAACAGGAACCGCAGTGTAGGTTTATCAACCGTGTTTATGGCCGTTTCGATTTCCCCGCGCATGGCCGCATACTGATCGACCTTGCCGTTAATCTCATCCATCAGATCCGCAAGACAGGTATAAAGCTCCTCACGAGATGACGCCTTGCCTTTCGCCGAGATTGGGACCTCTGAAAGAGTCGACGTCATTTTTTGGCACATCGCTTTCAGCCGCTCCAGTTCTTCCAGCTGCCGATTGATTTCCTTGTCCAGCATGGTATATCTAAGCAGCCATCGTTTCTTTTCCTGATTAGTCATGCCGGCTCCCTCGCTTTCGTAATCCGCGCCTTAAGCGCCTGCATTAGTGCTTCCTGCCCGTCGCCTTTGGCGTGTAACGCCGCGACTACGTCCTCATCCATTCCGCCCTGCACTACCAAGTGGTGAATAATGACAGGGTGTGTCTGCCCCTGCCGGTGCAGCCGGGCGTTCGCTTGCTGGTACAGTTCCAAATTCCAGTTGGGATACCCGAACCATACGATGTGATGCCCGCCGGCCTGCAGGTTAAGCCCGTAAGCACAGCTGGCCGGATGCGCCAGCAGGACATCTACTTCGCCGGCATTCCACGCATCGGCGTCCGCGGCGTTCTGATACACCCTCACGCGCCGACCTGCGCCAGCCAGCCGATCGAGAAGCCGGCCGCGCTCGTGTTGGAACCAGTAGAAGACCAGCGCGTGCTCGCTACCCAGCTGCTCCAACAGCTCGTCGAAGGCCTCAAGCTTGCAGTTGTGGATGTATGCCGGATTCCCTTCCGTGTCGTATACCGCACCACTGCACAGCTGAAGGAGTTTGCCGTTTAAGACCGCCGCCGTTTGCGCGGTTATCGTGCTCTCATCGACCTCAAGAAGCATGTCACGCTCAAACCGCTTATACGCTTTCCGCGCCGGCTCATCCAGCATGACAGGGACATAGCTGTCGACGCGCTCCGGAAGCTGGAGATAGTCTTCCGATTTCAGGCTGACGCATATATCGCTTATCAGCCGCCGGATCTGCTCATCAGCTCCGGTCAAAGGCGAATATGTACGGTACGGCTGCCCCGGCCAGCTCGGGTCCTGATGGAAGAAAATCTTGCGGTACTCCGTCAGCGTCCGCCCAAGGCGCTGGCCTCCGTCGAGGAGGTAGATCTGCGCCCACAGGTCCTCCAGTCCGTTCGGCGCCGGCGTGCCCGTTAGCAGGACCACCCGGCGGATCCGGCTGCGCACCAGCTTCAAAGCTTTGAATCGTTTGGACTGTGAATTTTTGAAGCTGGTGCTTTCGTCCAGTACCACCATGTCAAACGGCCAGTCGTTGCGGTAATAATCCACCAGCCACGATACATTATCGCGCCCGATGACCCACACATCACCCGGTGTGTGTAGCGCCCGTATGCGCTGCGCCGCCGTGCCCATTACCGGGATCACCCGCAGATGCCGAAGTTCGTCCCACTTCTGCGCCTCGACGGACCACGTCGCCTCCGCGACTTTCTTCGGCGCGATCACCAGCACACGTGCCACCGACCAGCGGTTGTACTTCAGTTCGTTGATAGCCGCCAGAGTAATGGCCGTTTTGCCGAGGCCCATCTCGAGAAACAGTCCTATGCAGCTGTCGGACACGACGCGGTCAATACAGTACCGCTGGTAAGGAAGCGGGTTAAACCTCATTCGGCATCACCTCCTCAACGAAGGCATAGACGTCATCCAGCCCGCGGATCATTCGGACGTCGCAGCCGCGCCTCCGCATTTCTGAGATCTGCCACCGCTGGAGTTTCGACAGCCGGCCGTCTTTCTTTTTCAGCTCGACGAAGATGATGCGGCCGACCGGCGTAATCACGATGCGGTCCGGCACGCCTCGGTTGCCGGGTGAGACAAACTTATAGCACAGTCCGCCGCGCTCCCGCACCAACCGTGTGAGACGGTTTTCTATCTGCGACTCTTGTGTATTTTGCATAATGCCTCCCTTCGATTCGAGGAGTGAAGTGGAGTAGGTTTTCGTACCTTTTGTAAATAGAGGGATTAGGCGTATTAGAGGTATATACACATACCCTCTATTCTCTCTAATCTCTCAATTATTTAGTTTCTAGTAATTTACTCCACTTCTCCACTTCGCGTACTTCAAACTGTTGCGATATAAGGTTTTTTCGAAAGTGGAGTAAAAATTTCTACTCCACTTTTTACTCCACTTCTCCACTTTTTTAGGGAAGTGGAGTAAAAATCGATACAAAAGAGAGAAATCACATTTCGAATGGGTCTTTTGGCGGTGGGAGCATTGTCATTTCGACGAACTTTTGCATCGGTAAACGGTATAGCCTCCGCCCGTCAATTAAGCGTGCCGTTATACGGCCGTCCTCGTTTGCCAGCTTGGCAAGAACCCGCCCCAGTCTGTTCGCAGGCGGCCGCGCCGAAAGCCGCGCCGATAATTCCGCTGCAGAGAACTCGCCCCACTGCTCGACAGGGAGATCGTAATTCAGCATATCGCGCAGTTCCAATTCGAAGTCCAGCGCTTTCGTATACTGCAGATTTATCGCTTCAAGCGCTGCGCGGCTGATTCCGTCCAGACGGAATCCCTGCGGGTTTTGCTGATAAAGGACATACACCTGTGCCCACAGCTGCCGTTTCCATTCCGGCGTCAGGCTGAATAGCCGGTTAAGGTCCACCTGTGTAATTTGGACCGTCCAAAACCGGCGGTTGCCGGTATCGTCAATAAGGTATTCGCCGGGATTCACAGATCCGCAGAACGACGTGCGCCGCGGCCGCTGCACGGCTTTGCGGGCATACGGTGTCCGGTACTCGTCGAGGTCCTGCGTCAAAAACGCCTTAAGGCCGGCGCTGTCTCGTGCGGTTGTCCTGTCGAGCTCGCCCAGCTCGCAGATCCAGCACGCGAGCGCTTGGATGTATGTGTCCTTTTCCTTCATGTCCAATCTGGCGCCCTCTTTGAACATGCGCGGGAGTGGGACCAGCTCGCGCAGGGCGCTGGTCTTACCCACGCCCTGGGCCCCTTGGAGGACCAGTACACCGTCTGCTCCCTGCGGGTTCATTTCGTCGTTGCAGGCCATAGCAACGCACTGGATAAGCCATTTGCGGATCAACGTGCGCGCGAGCTGGTCGGTGACGCCCCAGATATCGTACAGCTCGTTAATGCGGTCTTGTCCGTCCCAGACTTCGGTGTTGAGCATGTCGAGCACGGGGTTATACCGGTGCTCCTCAGCGATCATGTCGAGGCAATCGCACACCGTACCCTTGGCCGCGCCTTTAACGCCGGCCAGGCGAAGGTGGTCGAGGAGCATCACCGGAAGAAGATTTTCGGCATTCGCCCGGGACCAAGATTTCGGGTATCCTTCGACTTCCACCTGCCAAGTAATCTCGTTCAGACGGATGTTGATGCCGATGAGATTCAGCAGCTGGCGGATGATGTCCGTCGTGAGGATTTCTCCCTTGAGCCCGCCTAAGAATTTGGCCAGCGCCTTATTCGATGCCGGGCCTTCTGCCGGGCTGGACGTCGAGAATGCGCGGAGGATTTCTTCGCCGCGTTCCCTGTCCAAGAGCTCCTTGACCGCCGTATCCGCCTCAGCCAACTCGCACATGGCGACGTAGGACGGCAACCGGTTGGTCGGCGTATCCGGCTTGATGCTCGGATCGTCGTCTTTTTCGCCGAACAGGTGCAGGCGCACGAGGTCGAACGAGTTGACCAGCTTTCCGCTGCATGGGTCCGTCGCGTGGTGCGAATAGAGGAATTTGCCGCCGTCATAAACCACGGCGCCGCCCGTCGTGGAGCCGCCGGTGTAGGTGTAACGGTCGGGCGTATCCGTGGGCGCGTAGATGCCGGGCAGGAACTTGTCCATCGCGTCGTATATGCTGTAGATGCGGCAGAACGCGCCCACGATGCCTGTTTTTTCTTCCGGATCGCCCTGCTTAGCCGCGAGCTTCGGCGCGTTCACCGCAGCGCCCGGAACCTGCGGCCATTGGCTGATATCCCGCCAGTCGATGTACTGCGCCAGCAGCCCATCTGCGGAGGCCATGGGCTTGTCCGCAAAGGTGAAGACATACTCCCCGTCGGCGCAGACTGACGGCCAGTACATCAGACGCGACGGCTCGAATGTCGTCGGGTCGGCGTACTCGATGCCGATATACTGCGCCATCTTGCGCGCGATCGGCTCGTACTCGTCCGCGGTGACGGTGCGGTCAAGCGGTATGATAACGCGCAGGCGCGGGGATGCTGGGTTGTGCTTGCGAGTGCTGTAGATGCAGTAGCCGCATCCGAGGCCGTCCACGCGTCGTAGGATATCCGGCGTGCCGCCGGCCGGGATGTTGTCAAAGTCAAGGGCGATGATATCCCGGCCGGCCACCGCCGAGCCTTTACGGCGCGGACCGCTTAACGGCCCGCCGACGAAGCCGCCGACGTCCTTGAGCTCGTCCTGCTGCGGCTTCTTGAGGTTTATGTATTCCTGGTACGTCTCCGTCCCGCGCGCCGGTACGCGGAGCTTTTCGTATAGCTCAGAGAGCATTAGGGTTTGATTGCGCCAGTTGGTCGCCTTGCGGCTGGCGCCGGTTGCGATGGTTATCGGTCTGTCGTTTATCATAAGGCGCGGGCTCCTTTACATTCGCTTATGGCCTCCCCGCGTGGTTTAGGACATCAGCGTAGACTATGTAATAGGCATACCGGTTACTTCTCTTTGTTTCTTTTTCGCCGTAAACAGCGATGTAGGCCTGAATCCATGTCTCGTAAGCGTGGAGGCGATTGAGGGAAATTTTTATCTCTGTGTGGCCATTTTTGAGAAGCCGCATTTCCATTTAGACCACCTTTTCCAAGATTACGCCTTTAAGTCGGGGTCTCCGCGATCCCACCGCGCAACAGGCGGGTTTTCCTCGCGAGCGGCCATTAAGGCGCAGATAAAGGCTATGTTGCAAGCCACATGTTTGTAGTGTGGGATACCGCTTTCTTCGTCGCAGCCGAACGGATCGTCGACGAAGGCTAGAACGTGCCTATAGAGGGCATCGATATAACGGACCAGCTTGACCTTGCGCCACCCGTCTGGATCGCCGTTGTATTTTCTGGTGCCATACTCCCGGACTTCGGCGATATCCCGGATAATCTGAGACGGGACAAGGCTTAGTTTCGGCTTTCCGGCGTCGGCTTTAATCGTTTGGTCGGTCATTTTGCATCCTTCTTTCGTGTTTTGCGCGTAAATAACTCATATTCCCACTTCCATAAATAGCCGTATTTCAAAAGTCTTTCCGCGCGTTGAATATCCATATCACCTTTGATTAAATGGGTTAAGGTGAATATGGGACTGCCAAATCGCTTTTTTATCTGCCGAATTAGACTCAGGCTTTTTACCCCTTCGGTTTCGCCCAAGAGCAGTAATCGGTGCGCTTATTCCATTGGCAATCGCCAAAGTGCATGGCGCAGTCGACGGTGCCGTTATAGGCGCAGTCTTTGCAACGAATTAACGGTTTTATCTCTATCGCCAGTTCCTCGAACATGCGCAAGGCGGTCGTTCTTTCGAGTCCGCCTATGCAGTACTCGGCGATTTCAAGGAAGGCGGATTCAGAGATCATTTTTGCCATTGTACGCCGACCTCCTAAAACAGACTCAGTTGTATGGGCTCTTTCCAGCCCAAGCTCGGGGCCTTATCCAGAAGCAGCATAATAACTTCTTCCACGGTCTCACCCGATCTAACAAATTCACTGTAATCGCGCCAATCCTCGCCAGAGATATAAATGTGGGGCGTGCCTGACGCTGTATAGATGCGGATTTGTAGGGCGATTTTGCACTTCTTCGCCAGTCCGACCCAAGCGCAATTCCGGTTTGCCCCGGCAATCGACGCCTTCTTCGAACCGAAAAGGCGAAACGGCTTCAATGGCTGCCTTGATTTGCTTGAGGGTCATTGATGCGCTCCCAGCCGTTTCCCGCACATCGGGCAGTAACTCGCCCCGCAGCGCTTATCCCAACCTCGGCAATACTCACACCCTCTGCTTCTCTCCGCCTGTTCGCGCAGGGCTTCGATAGCCATTGTGTTTACCGCTTTTGACCTAAGCGTGGATGGGTGGAAGTCCTGCGTAAAAATCATGTGCTCAAGATATTTAATAGCTTCTGCTATTGTTGGGTTTGCCGCTCTCTCTATTTCACTCATTTGGATCTACCTCCTTTGGAAACCTCATAAACGCCATCCAATGCGTGTTCATGTTTTTCCCGCTTCGGTGTCCAAAAAGCGGCTCTGCCTTAATTGCTTTTAGCACATCCCGAAGGGGTATCTGTACTTCACTCCACTTGAAAATCAATGTGCCGTAATCATCCAGTACCCGCATACACTCCCAAAAACCGTCATGTATCATCTGCGGCCAGTTTTCGTCGAGACAGCCATATTTTAAAGCCATCCATGATTTAGGCCCTGCCCAAGTCAAATGTGGAGGGTCAAAAACGACTAACTTAAAGGACTTGTCTTCAAACGGCAGGGCGGTAAAGTCACACACCGTGTCCGGCTTGATCTCTATGTACCGGTGCGGGTAATACTCGTGATATGGCACTTCCCGATTGTCACAAAACTCAACGCGCGGATTTTGCTTATCAAACCAAAACATTTTACTTCCGCAACAGACATCAAGGATAGGCTTCTTTATCTCATTCATGCTGTGCCTCCTTAAAAATGATACCTTGTAACCGCTATCGGGAACGGCTCAACTTCTGAACACCAAAGCGCCTGACCGCCCAACTCCTGCCAGATTTTCGGAAAACCGCCTATACCGTCAAAGAGCGACGCCTTAAGACTAATACCTGCCTATCAGGTCAAAATAATTACACCATTCCTGAATGCTTAAACTTTCCAGTTCTGTAATAGGGATATCAACTTCGCCCGCTTCAAATCGAGATGTCCACAGCTTTTTAAAAATCTTTAGTGCATCATCTGCGTTGTAGGCTACAACAATATGCCTACCAGGTGTGGCCTTTTTGCACTTGTACTCTAAAATGAAGCATTTCTTATCACTCATTTATTTTGTTCCCTCCTTTTATCGCCCCAAAAGCGAAGCCGTATTGCTTTTTAGGCATCTTTTATCCTTGGTTCCTCTTTTTCCCGCACATCGGGCAGAATTTGTAACCGCGCGCCGCCGCGCTCTTTTCGTACCGCAGCTTCTCTTTTAGGGTAGCAATGGCCACGTTTAGCGCGGCGATGTCGTCTTTGTAGATTTCGTCCGAGTCCTTGCCGACGAGGAATGATTCGCGGTCATCGAGCAAATCCTCAAGCTGTTTGATGGCCCAAATGGTTTTATCCATCGTGCACCTCCAATCTCCGCCCGCACATTTCATTTCAACTCAATTCCATAATCCGCTTGCAAAATATATTTGAAGTCCGCGATGCTGGCATAGCCCTGCATGACCGCTTCGGATCGGTTGTTAATCTCCCGCCACACGTCCTGTATGTGGTCCTGCGCGCCAAACTTGTCCAGCAGAACTGACAGCACAATGGCCAGCGTGGCTGTCGTGGCTTCCCGCACAGCCGCGTTTTTAGCCCGTTCTACATCGGCCTGCGTGGCCGGGCGGCGGCGGGGGTTGATGCGCTTTTTGCTCATGCGCAACCTCCTTACGCTATGTAATCCTCGAAGCGTTCGCAGCTTCTCCAGATGAACTTGTTGTTTACCCACCGCTGGAGCCGCCTTACCTCCTTAGGTGCATGTGGCTTGTCGTAAATCATCACATAGGGATCATATCCAAGCTCTCTAAGACGGTAAATGCGATACAGATTTTCCTCCATCGTCGTACCGTAGTTGGTGAGAACATACACCCGCAGTTTTCGATCGTCTTTTATTACTCCAAACTCTTTGTACAGTCTTAGCCCCTCCAAAACCGCATCACTTTGCTCCATTACATCCCATGCAAAATGAAGCATTTTGGTCTTGATACGATTGAGTGCCAGAATATTTTCCTCGTTCAGCAGGCGAGCATCGAGTCCTTGCGTAAAATCCACCCACGAGCAACTGTCTGCGAGTTGATTCAATAGGTCAAGGTGTTCTCGGCAAGCTAAGAGGTTCGGGTCGAGCAGCACAATGTGCTTCTGTCCGTTCCACCATTCCGTAAGATCAGCCACTTTTGTCGATTTCCGCCCTTCTTTCTCCGCGACAATACAGAACGGACAGGCGCGAGGACAACCGCGGGTAAGAAATCCGTATGCCGTGTTTTTAATCCCGTAAAGCGAGTAGTCCGGCATGATGTGTTCGATTTCTTCCGGTAGTTTGTTGTCCAACCCGTACCCCGTCCCGCCCCGGATGACCTCGTCGGCCTGTATGCAGAATTCAACGTCTTCCGAGTATGTAGCGTCGAACACCTTGCTCATGTAGACGCGGTCGTAATGCGTTAGGCCATTCCACCATTCCACGGTATCACCGCGAGCTTTGTGATACGCTGAAAGTTTCATTAAAGCAAGGTTTGGAAAGTTATGACTATCAACGTCGATTAGGCCGATCTTCACGTCCTTACACCCTCCCACACATCAGCCATTGCCGCCAGTTCCTGCGCCCACAGTCCGGGCAAAGTCTTATTTCACTCATACGCGCACCCCCTAATCCTTACGGTAATACTCGCCGATCCAGCCCTCGGCGCTAAGCGGCAATCCCGGCGCCCATGGAATCGGGCGGGACATGATCTCCGTAACGGCGTCCAAATCCGCCGAATCCGCCGGCGCTTCGATGACGACTTCGTCGTGGACGTCGAAGACGATCCGGAAGCCCGCAGCGTCCAGCGCCATGAGTGAGTGGAACAGGCAGTCACGGGCGACGGCCTGGGTGCAGTTATGTACGAGGACAGGGCCCACGTCGCTTAAGACTGTAAATCGGTGCCGCGGCCCTGCGTTTTGCAGGTCGTAAACCGGTTCGTAACGTCCGGTTTTGCGAACAACATATTTTCCGGGCAGCCGTGATCCAACCTGTAAAGCAGGGTTGTTTCTTGGATCCCCGTTTTTTCCGCGGCTTCGGCCACTGTCATTTTTCCTAAGGGCGTTTGAATAATTCGATTGCTGCGGCGATTGCGGTTTTGTGTCTTGGTGGGAACCCACCGGCAGTTTTCTGGGCAGTAATCGACCCATAGGGATTTCTTTCCGTCCGAGCCTGCATATCGGACTGCTGTGAGGTAATTTAGGTGTGTACCGGTTATGTCTCTTGCACGATGATGCACGAGCCCAACCTTCTTTCGTGAAAATATAGTGATCCGCTGTAAGGAGCAG